GTCATTTATAACTTAGATGAAATAATTCAAATTAGGCGACCAAACAGAAGAGCAAGTTTATATGGTAGAGCAGTTTTAGAAGATAATACTGCCACACTTCAGTTACTTTTAAGAGCAATTACTTATAATATTAGTATTTTGAGAAATGGTGGTCGGCCACCAATAGAATTGCAACTGCCAGAGGATTCTACTGAAGCAGATGCAGAGGCAGTATCGGCTTGGTTTGAAAAGAACTACATGGGTGCTCACAATGCAGGCAAAACTCTTGTTTCATTTAAAGGTGCAAAAGCAAACACTTTAGGACTCACTCCGCAAGAAATGGCTTATTTAGAGCTTCTTAGATACGGCCTAAGGCTTGTTTCTGGCCAGTATGGTGTTCCGCTACCAATGATTGGATTTCCTGAAGGAACAAACCGAGCAACTATGAGTGAAATGAGACGCTCTTTCTATCTTGTTAATGCTTTCCCTTTAAGAAAATTAATTTCTCAAAAGATTACTAAAGTAATCATTAAAGACAGTATGAAAATTGAAGGTTGGAGGATAGACTTTAAGACAGCAGGATTAGAAGAGTCAGAAGCCTCAAGGCGTGACTTTATGACTGCTTGGGGTAAAGGGTTATACACATTTAATGAGGCAAGAATAGCAATGGGGCAGTTACCAATTGACGAGCCTTGGGCTAATAAATATTACTTACTTAGTACAAAGAATGACGCATTAATCGAAGTCGATAAAGCAATTGGAAGACAGTCGGAGGCTTCTTCGCCTGATGCTTCGCATGGAAAGCCTGACCGCAAACCTGGAGAAGAGAATCCTGAAGAGGATGAAAGTTCTCACGATGAAAAATAAGCAATTTGATTTTTGAATTTATTTATGTTATAATATGCAAAGTTAATTAGTTTTAGTAAAAGGAGACAAAATGCAAGGACCAAATGTACCCAATACTGGGCAAAGAACAGTTAGAGCTAGCATGAAAGTGAAGTCTTTTTCTTCATTAGAAAATCCGACTCCGTTACAACTTCAAAAGCTTGATGAAAAGATTAATAAGTTTCTTGGCACACTTGATAACACCAAGCGATTTCTTAATGGACGAAATTCCTATTCTTTAGGAAATAAAATATATATTCTGGTTTGGTATCTTGAAAAAATGGCAGATAATCCAGTTACTACACCATTTGGCGATAAAGTTAGACCTGGGAAACCTGTTATAGTAGCCGCTAAAGAAGATGTCAAAGTCAAACAAGATAATAATCCCGAAAAAAAGACAAATTAACGAGACAGAGGAGGTAGTTTTGCCCTATGTTAAATGTAATATTTGTGGCAATCTTACGACAAGAGGCTTACACCAAATAAGGCTAATAATGGTTAAGCCAGCAAGGCTACAAAGAAACAAGATAACAGGAAGTGTAAGAAGAGTACCACCAACAATGAAAAGAGAAGACGTCTATATGTGTATTAATTGTGTAGAGAAAGGCAGAAAATGGCCAGGAACAAAACCATAAAAGCGGGAATAGAAGCATTTATCCCAATAGCATTTAAACCAGAAGTAGATTCGGATGGGGATAGTTTTGGCAAGAAAGCGTTTAATTTTGAAACATTGAAACAAAAGATACTTAAAAAAGATCATGACCATAAAACAAACCCAACCACCAATAGATAAACCAGGCGAAGCACAGAAACCGCTTCTTAATATTACCTTGCCAGCACCAATTACAGGAAGCCCAAATGAGCCCTTGTCTGTTGGAAGGCATAATGCTTCTGCTCAAAAGAATTTTAAGCAAGTAGCTAATATTTTATTAGCAACTATTAGTAATCAAAAATTAATAAGTTTGGCTATTACACAACAAGATAAGAAAATTAATAAATTACAAAAGAATATGAAGACGATTGGCGAAAATATTAGAAAATTATTAAAGGAGGATAAAAATGAACGAGGAAACAAAAAAAACTGATGAACGGCTAAAGCTTCGCATTGAGGCCTTTAAGGAAAGACTTAAAAAGAGAGAGATATGGGTAAATGGCCCAATTAATGAATCTCTCGTAGAAGTTCTTTACACTAATTTGATTAATCTCCAAGAGCAATCTCAACAGCTTGGTATAAGAGTAGTTATCAATTCAAGAGGCGGTAATCTTTTCGAAGCGATTGTAGCAACCGATATTATGGGAACAAGCCCTTGCCCTGTTACAACTATTGGATTAGCTAATATTGTTTCAGGTGGTTTTATTATTTTTATGGGAGGCGTACAAAGAATTTGTCATGATTACACACAAATTATGATGCACTCCGCTGCTTTTACAGCCAATGATAAAGTTCCTGATATTGAAGCTAGAGTAGAATATATTAATAGTGTTCAAGAAAAAATGGCTAAACTTTTTTCTTATCAAACAGGTGGACGTACTACAATAGAATATTGGTTAGAATTATTTAAAAGCGGAAAAGATAAATGGTTTTCAGTTGAGGAATCACTAAAATTAGGAATTATTCACAAGGTTATTAAAAGAAAGGAAATGATTGACACTAGTTTTCAATCTCGACCTAGTTACACTTGGGACATTGTAGATATAAAAAGGGCACAATAATGAATAAAAAAGAGGTAAGACATGCCTGGAATTTTTAATCCAAAGCAGACGCTCAATCCTGCAGAAGATAAAACAACGTCTTTGAGCTTTGAGCCTGCATCCAGAAATGTAGTCCATATTCAGTATGGCCAGTGCCCTCAATGCTTAAAAAGAATGGGAGTTAAAGGGTATAAGTCAGCAGCAGTGAAAGTATGGACAGCAAGAGGAATTGATTATTGGTGCGAACCGTGTTTTGAAAATGGTTTCGAGGAAGGAACTTGCACTAAATATCGCAGTTTGTCTAAAAAGGAACGCAAATTAGTTCGCAAAATGTTAAAAAGAAAGGAGTAAAAAATGAACCAACAAAATATAAAAAAGCTGTTAGACGTTCTTAACCGCATTGCTAAGGCGTTGGAGAAGTCGCCTTTAACAATCAATGTGGAAGCAGGTGGCACTGTAAAGGTAGAGCCGATAGAGAAGACTATCAAAGATGAAAATGGTAAAAGCAAGAAGAAAATCAAGACTTCTCGTAAAAAGTTATCAAAGGATGTAGAGGATATCTTGTCTAGATATTTACATCAAATGGACGAAATTATATTTGAGCTAGAAAACTCTTGCCTTTAAAAGTTAAAAATGGAAAAAATGAATAAGCCTACAAAAAAATATTTAACTTTAGTTGCTATCGGTATTTGTTGTATATTTTCTCATACGAAACAATGGTTTGCAAAACCTGCGAAAGAGGTGGAATTAGGAAATAGTTCCTATATTGAGCAAGCCGCCAAGGATAAATCAAGAGACCCAATGATATTTTTACTTAATAAAGAAAGATCAAGAGAAAATTTACAAGAATTAAAATATAATAATCTTTTATACCAGTCAGCAAAGGCTAAATCTTGTCATATGTTAGAAAATGGTTATTTTGCTCATGTATCGCCAGAAGGAATCGATGGTTGGTACTTTTTTAACCAAACAAAATATCATTATGAGTATGCAGGAGAAAATCTTGCTGTTGACTTCCAATCCGATGAGTTAACTATGAATGCTTTTATGTCTAGTAAAACACATAAAGAAAATATACTGGGAGAAGATTTCACAGAAATAGGAATTGGTCGTTGCGGTGGTTACATAACTTTACATTTTGGAAAGCCGAAATAGGATTAAATAAAGAAAGGAAGTAATATGTCAGAAATTATAGGCAAGCCAACTAGGTGTTTGAAGGATTCTAAGGGTTGTTTTTGTAGATGGGGGAGTTCTGGAGCCAAATATTATTACACCTGTGGAGACAAAGCTGCAAGAAATAGAGCGAGAGCTAAAGCAGATAAGCAAGGAAGAGCAGCGAGGGCAGGGGGCTATAAGGGTTCTGAAAACAACATTGCTAAAGTAATCTCAAAGCCAAAAGAAATTAATGCGGCAAGACTGCGAAAAAAACTTTTAGAAGCCGCTAAATTTTTGGAAAAAGCATTAAAAAAAGGGAAAATGTGAGTGAACTTAAACCAGTTAAACCAAGTAAATCACCTGGAACTCCAATATCAATGGGAGGATTAGGTAATGTAGGTTCTTTAATGGGGTTTATTGTTATTGCAATAGCTATTGGCATTTTTATAGCTGAAATTTTAAAATGAAAACTATGAAGATATTAGAAACATTTGCGGCTTGGGTAGTTTTTCTTATTTTAATTATTGGTTTTTCTGTTTGTTTGGTTGTGGGAATTAATTTTATTTTTACTGGAAAATATTTTTAATAATAAAATGAAGATATTAATTTATGGGGACTACTACAATAATTTGATATTAAACAGGATATGTCATATAATTAATTCATGGCTAAATCAGACGTCCTTCGTTATAAATTCATTCAAGATAGAATCAAAGGTTACATCAGA